GTATCACAATGCTCAACTGGATATGCCCTTTGAACGATATCTTTTGCAATCTGAAAAAACTTTGGCAAGTCATTATCGCAATTCTCTTTGGCTTGACGCATTTTTTCAAGTTTAACATCACTGGTATCATTCATTCTGAAATTACGAGCAACCTTAAAAAGTTTATCTCGTTTNTCATTATTTAGTCTTATTCTACTCATATTTATTTCCTTTCGTTAAGATTAAATTTATAAAGATACTTGTAATTATAGTCAAGCTTATTATATAGGACTTTCCGAGATTATTCTCGGTGCTTTCGTTTTTAGGCTAGTCTTATCAACTAGCCTAACCGAAAAAACATACATTAGAATAATTCTAAATTTGCCAATTTTTTATGATTTATACAAGCAACAAGCCACAAGCAAAAATAATTAGTACCAGTAGCTGGTGGAGCTCTACTGACATCACGAATATTCAAAAAGAATTACTAAGGGTCCAGGTGAGCTTGCTGAGTCATTATTTACAGCTTCTAAAAATAATTAGTACCAGGACCCCAGCAAGCTCGCTTGAGTCTTTATTTTTTTTTATTATAAAAAGCAACAAGCAACAAGCAGGCAGCCAGCAGCTCGCTGTCTCTTTATTTTTTTTTATTCAAAAAAGCAACAAGCAACAAGCCAGCAGCGAGCTCACCTGTTAACGCTTGACATGTTAACTATAAGACTTTATAAGATTAGTAATTAACGAAAGGATAAAACATGAAAATAAATAAAGACCCATTTGGCTTTACTAAAGCCATTAATTTTAACAAACTTAATGATCCTAAGGTCTTAAAGGAATTAGAAAAGATCTTTATTAAGGATGCGCCATTAAATGAGCGTAAAGATTTTGTTAAAAAAATAAAAAACGAAAGGATAAAACATGGAATATAAAGATCTAAAAAAAGGAGATAAGATCCTAAGCAAGCAGCTCGGTACACCCATCAGCGGTAAGCTGTTGGAAAGTCCCAAACAGGGGAAAGGCCTAAAAAAAACTATTTTGATTTATTCAAATGGTGAAGAAGTTGGCATGTTCTCTGAAGCCGGCAGCGTCTACGCTACTGACATTTTAAAAGTCAATAGAGATGGAACCTGGCACAATGTAACGGGGCAGCCATCAGCTGTTGATCAGGATGCAATGTTACAAGCTCTAGAACGTGGCGGGTTTTAGTGAATACATCACAGCTAGAAAAAGAAATAATCAAGGCCCTAGAAATTAATTCTAGGGTCGATTGGTTGACAGTTGACCCTAACCAGGAATTTAAAGATTTAATTAAATTCGTTAAGCAATTGTTTAAAGAACATAATGGCAAATAAAATTAACAAGCAAGGCGCCAGCAGCTCGCTGGCGCCTTATTATCAGTACCACGAGAAATGCTACTGTAGGTTGTGNTTAAAATTAAGAAAAAAAATAAGCTACAAGCAACAAGCAACAAGCGTAAAAGCAACAAGCAACAAGCAGCTGCTGTGGGTACTTGACAATTTAATTATAAGACTTTATAAGATAGTAAAAGAAAGGATAAAAATATGAAAGTAAAAGACGCAAAAAAAATAACTGAGTCGTTAACAAGAACCTCTAAGATGCCTGGCCTAAGTTACAGCTTGCCAGCGTGGGCTTGCCAAACAGGAAGCAAGCTCAGGAAGGTTAAGACCTCACCGTGTTACGGCTGCTATGCTTTAAAAAATAATTATGTCCGATACCCTGCAATAAAAGAAGCACAATACAGGCGGCTGGACGCTATCACACACCCTGACTGGGTCCAGGCAATGGCGGTACAAATCAAGCGGCAAAAGTGGTTCAGGTGGCATGACGCCGGCGACCTGCAGAGCTCCGAGCATATGCAAAAAATAATTGAAGTATGTAAGTTGACACCTGACACACAGCACTGGTTACCGACTCAAGAAAGGCAATACCTGCCAGATCCTGCAGACGTGCCAAAAAATTTAATTATAAGACTAAGCGCTGCGAAGGTTGACGGGACAGCAGGCAACGCCTGGTCCCATAGCTCAACGGTGGTGACTGATGGAAGCGCCAGCTGCCTGGCACCTTCTCAGGGTGGGAAATGTCTTGACTGTCGAGCTTGTTGGAATAAAGATATAACTAACGTAAGTTATGGCAAGCACTAAGCTCGCCAGTTTAGAAAGGTTCTAATGTGGTTTTTTCAAAGACATAAATGGAAATGGAGATACGATAAAAGCGACAAGCCACAAGCAACAAGTCGCAAGTCGCAGGCGCCTATATTTAGGAAGCCTCAAGCTACAAGCTACAAGCCTCAAGCTACAAGCAATCAAGATACAAGCCACAAGCTTCAAGCGACAAGCAACAAGCCTCATCTAACTTAAAGCCACAAGCAACAAGCTGCAGGATACTAGTACCTGGAAACATTTTGCAGGCACCATGAGTCCTGTGCCTGGCAATGATAAAACTATTCTGTGGATGCCTTAAATGGAAGCTGATTTGATGAGGTGAAAGATTAATTTTGTTAGCAGATGTTAGCTTTAGTTCAACAGTGAAAAACTTGCCAGAAGTATTATACCCCAATAGATCGGGAGTACCCAATACGCTAGTATTTTCAAGTCTAGTCCACGAAATAGTCGGTGTAATATTTTTAAGATCATGCCATAATTTTGTTTCAGGTTTCATCAAGTAATGATGCTAACAGCTGCTTACAAAATTAGCTTTGGTTTACCCATTGGAGCCAGTTCTTGGTGTGTATTTATCACTAAACGATGTGTCTCTCTAGCACCTAAAATTTTATTTTCAACTAAATTAATTGATTGAACATCAAAATATCTTCCGTCTGGTGTTCGTACTTGTACACGAGCATCTTGAGCTACACTTGCTTTCATCTTTGGTCCTAGAAATCTTTCTAGGATTGGCATTAAATCTCTACCTTTTAACATTCTTTTCTAACTCCTGTATTCTGTTGGTTAATGTAGCAACATCATAAGACAGTAATGTATTATCTCTTTTCAACTCATTAATCTCAGAACCAGCTTGTCTACATTTATTTTGTAAAAATTGTTTTTGTTTAGTTAACATTTCAATGAGTAGAGTAAGATCACCTTGACCTCTGTCTTCTTTTATAGAATGTGTAACCTCATTTTCGTAGGTTTTATCTTCGTCTTTCATGTTTGACTTTATAAGACAATATACTTATATTGTCAATTATGAACGTAAAAGAGAAAAAGAAGCCAGGGCTACCAGCAAGGCTTACTCCCATGCAAATGAAATTCGCAGAGTTATTGGTGTACTTTGAAGGCCGTAAATACGCCTATGAATGTGCATTAGAAGCTGGCTATTCTGGTGGTAATACTGAAACAGAGAATACACTGGGAGCAAGAGTCGAAGCTAGTAGACTGCAAAATCCAAAATTATTTCCTCACGTTGTTAAGTACATTGGAGAATTAAAAGAAGAACGTAATAAAAAATACGGTATCAATTACGGTGGACATTTAACTGAGCTCGGTAAAATTAGAGATCAAGCATTAAAAGACAGATCATATTCTGCTGCCACTGTGGCAGAAAAAGCTAGAGGTCAAGTTGGTGGTCTTTACATAGAACAAAAGATTATCAGAACAGGTAAGGTTGAAGACTTAACAGAAGAAGAATTAGACAATAGAATTGCTAATATCGTAGATGATAACTCTAGAATCTTAGAAGTAAAAGAAGAGACAGATCAAGATCCTAACGAGATCAAACCTAAATTACCTTTAGCTTAATTAATTTTCTTAATAGATTGAATTACAGAAGTTGGAATGATTGTAGTGCTACCTATGTTTTCAAATGTAGGGTTATCTTTAGACAAGATATAATCACTAAATATTCTAGTGATACCTTTGCTTTGACTTAACAGATATCCTTTAGATACACATGTCGGTAATTTTTCTTTGTTTAAATCTTTTGTGTTGGACCAACCCGCATCACCTTCGATATCAAGCCACGTTATTTCTACGAATGGGTAAGATTCAATCTTGTTGCCTAAAGATTTTATATTTAGTGGGATGGTTTTTTTGTTTTTTATTTTTCTTTTGCTTTTTTTCTTCATCATGAAAACCTGGGTTATGTTTTTTATTAAACTCTTTTATCCAATCAGATTGACCAGACCAATTTTTGTTTCTTCCCATCATAACTTAACCCCTATAGCATTTCTAGAAATTTTTTACTATATTTGGAACCCAAAAGTTCCTCACAGCCCCTAGACGCTCTAAAACCGTTGGTATTCCTTGCTGATCACCTCAACCCCAGATCACCTCTATTTTGAAAAACCCTTTTTGCAAAAACATGTATTCTCAAATTACTATAGGGAGGTGATGAACCCCGTAAAACCTCACTTTTTGTAAATGTGTGACATATATATCACACTAAAGGCAGTCTACACAGTACCTTGGATCCCTGTTGCTTGTCCATTTGTACAAGGAATTTGTACAATTCTTAGCCTTACAGGTTAAAATTCCCTTGTCGCTGGACGCTTGGTCCTGGTCCCTTGTCTCATGTTCCTTTTTATTTTGTAATGACTGTCTGTAGCTCGCATCTAGGTCACGTTGTTCTTGTTGTAATTTATTAAACATGTCCTTATCCTTCGTCATTCTGTTCAGCTATCTCTTGTAATAACATTATCTTATTTTGCGCATGAGATATTACACCAAGATGCTGCTCGATTCTAGTATAAAGTCCGTCTAATTGATCTGCTGGAGCTAAATTAGTTTCAGCTTGTAACAATTTTCTTAATGACTTCTCTTCTCCCATCATGATAATGTATTGCCTTTTTATTATTTCACTTACTATTTTTTTGTTCATAGTATCTGTCAACCCTTTCTAAAAACTGATTTTGATATTTAATAAACTCCTTACCACTTACAGTAAACTTTTGAAAATAGTTGTCTGGGGTGCACATCAGCACTACACCCTGAGTTATGTCGGTATTGTAGACTTGGTTATGAGCCATCGCATAAGCGCCTAACTGCATAAAATAGTCATCAATCCATTGTCTTTGCTTAGGTTTATTAGATTGTTTAAAATCTATTATACTATCTTCATAGTCATAAACACCAACCAAATCTGTCTGGCCTGCATACTTACCAGGATAATGTAAAGTTACCTCTGATCCCCATACTTCGCCAATATCTTTTAATCCTTTCTCGATAATTGTATCTGCCATAGCCTTAGCAATCTCACCTTCTGGTGTTAGATCTAAATGTCCATCACCTAAAATATGTTTCTCTAAATGTAAGTGCATATTAGTTCCTCTAGCAGCTGATGAATCTCTAATCCTTTCAGCCTCCACATTGCCCACCCGAGCTTTCCACCTGTTTAAAGATTCTTTCTTTTCTTCCGATTCAGTTGCTTTTAAAATCGTTGTAACACTTGGTAATCTTTCTTTACCAATGTCATAGAGTCTTAGACCATCTGTTGTAGATCTCGTACAAGGTGGATAATTGTAAAGCTT